GTTGACCAATTACGTACAGAAACCAACCCAAAAATGACATTTGGTTTAGCAAATCACGAAGGTCCTGCTCATTACTATAATAATGCTCCTGCCACAAAAGAGACACAAGGAAAGGTAGAAAAATACTTACCAGATACCTATTTCATCAACACTCAGGACCGATGGCTAACTACAACGGGTTTAGAAAAAGGTCAAACTGCTCGTGCCATTCAAGTCGATAGAGACGTGAATAGATCAACCACATCTAGGCAATATTTTGGGGCAGATTCCAACCCGTCTGGTACAAAAATGTATACACCAAGCGAACATCAACAACCTAAAAGACCTCAATTAGAAGCCAACCCTATTACAAATCCAAGTGCTAGAGGAAACGGCAAGGCAAGTTCAGGAGATTATGGTATGGATGGCTACAAAGTATTACCAAATAATCGTTCCACTGTACAGAATGATACTGGTTTTGGTATAGTGAATGGATTTATGAAAGCGGCAGTAGCTCCAATAATGGACATACTAAGGCCTTCAAGGAAAGAAAATGTCATTGGAAATATTAATCCTACCGGTAATGTTCAAATGACAGTAAACGCTCCTCGTGTATTTAATCCGGCTGATCGTACACCAACTACTATTAGAGAAACGACCGAGGGGTTGTTAGATAATAATCACTTGAATGTAGAGGGACAGAAAGACGGTGGTTATAAAGTATCGGAACAACAATCTGTAGAACAAGAAAGAGATACTACCAACTGCGAATATTATGGAGATGGTGGAATGAATACAGGGGTGGCATTATATAATGCTGCATATAATCAGCGAAATAATGTAAACAAGACCTATGTGAATAGACCGAACCAAGGAGGCATGGCCATGTTAAATCACGACCAAAGAATTCAAATAGACAAGAACGAAATGGACAGAAACAATAATAGAATGTGGGTAAGGAATGGAAATGGGGGTATAAACAATACCATTCCATCCATAGAAACATATGGCAAAATCAATATGCCCCAATACTACGACAATTGCCAAAATTGCGAGCGCATAAATCCGGATATATTAACCGCGTTCAAAGAGAACCCTTATACCAAGAGTTTGAGCAGTTACTAACGGTCTAGTCTATCCGGTAATACAAAAACAAAAATTCACTTTGTCAGGATGAATAAATATATACTATAATCAACACTATTTTATTACAAATATTGTTGTTACAAATATTGTTGTTACAAATATTGTTGTTACAAATATAATTTATAGCAGTGAAAAATGCTCAATATGGATGATGTAGTATAGAGGTCATGCTAATAATGTATATCAAAGCTTAAACAGAATCAGAATCTGGTTGTAAAATTATAACATAACGTAAAAGTATTAAAAGTAACAACATGAATAATAATATTATTATACATGTCGTTAATCATTCACCAAGATATTACAAAAAAGTTGAGCAATTTTATAGAAAATAAGAAAATACCCAATCTAATCTTTCATGGAACATCCGGATCAGGTAAAAAAACGGTATTATTTAACTTCTTAAAAGAGGTCTATAAAAACGAGACAGACTACATGAAAAATTACGTGATGATAGTGAATTGTGCTCATGGAAAAGGCATTAAGTTCATTCGTGAAGAGTTGAAATTTTTCGCAAGAACGAACATAAATTTACAAGAAGGAAGTATATTCAAAAGTATTATTCTGTTGAATGCCGATAAATTAACCATTGATGCGCAATCTGCTTTAAGAAGATGTATTGAACTATTTAGTCACTCTACCAGATTTTTTATTATTGTAGACGACAAATACAAGCTGTTAAAGCCTATTTTATCGCGATTTTGCGAGATTTTTATTCCAGAACCGATCGTCAATGAAAAACCAGTTAATCTACACAAATATAACTTAGACAAGTGTTTTTTCACTTCAAAATATGATAAGCAAAAACGAGCAAAATTTAAAACCGATTTTGAAAAAATAAAAGAAAACGATATTATTGAAATTAGCGAGACGCTATATGAGAGAGGATATAGCGCATTAGACTTGATTGAATATATCAAAGAGTTAAAAATCGACGAAATAAAAAAATACGAATATTTAGTATTTTTTCAGAAAATAAAGAGAGAATTTAGAGAAGAACGATTATTGATGGCGTGTATGTTACATTTTGTATTAAAGCGTTTAGATTACTCATTAGAAAATATATCTTTTATGTAAATGGACGACTATTCGGTATCAAGTCTACAGGAATCTAGAAATGAGTGGTGTGCACGTTTGATTAATATTTTAACCCCATTGGTCATGGAGGGGTTTAAATCTATATTTGATGAATCATGGAAACTATGTCAAGAAAACGACGAACAGGAAAAATATCTAATGACATTTCAAAATTTTTTAGCAAGAATTCCCAAGTGGAATCCCTCCATTATAGAAGAGGAAACAAAAAGAATTACGGAAAAAAGTAACTGTGGTTATTTAACTGATTTAATAAGCTGTGTTCATATAATTCAATTGAAAAGTTTAACATGTATGCGTGTAGGTAATAAACAAAAGAAGATTGATATCAACGTCCCATCCTTCCCTGATTTTATTCATAAAGTATATATCAATACTGCTAGAAAAATATATACAAATATTTATTTGTTTGAGAAGAATCTAGGTCCTCTTCAAATACAGAAACATAATCGTGAAATAGAATTAATAGTAAGAGAACAAATATTAAATTCGATTCGCGATAATATTCCAGTTGAAAATATTTTAAAAGTATATTTGGACGAAACTATTGAAGAGGACGTATTGGTAGAAGAAAGTGAGGAAATTATATCAACTGAGCCTGTTGAGGAGAATGAGAATGATCAAGGAGAAGACACGCAAAAAGGGGGAGGGGAAGAGGAAGGAGAAGAAGGACAAGAAAAGGAAAAAGAGGTTGAAAATATTCCTAACATTGATAGCAGTGATGATTTAATTATAGAACCGTTAGAGCCAAATAGTGTTACCACATATGGTGATAAAATCAAGTTTAATGATATTGACGAATCAATCAGTGTTGACAATAGAGTTGAAAATATAAACGCTCCAAAGACGAATGAGCGATTACAACAAATTAGTAATGTTCGCAACGAAGCCAGAAAAATAGAAGAAGCATCTGACGACGAAGAAGACGATAGAATAAAAATAGGCGAAAGAATAAAATTAACAGATTTAGATGTTCATGACCTAGAAAGACCAAAGATTACCAATAAAATCCCGATTGGTCTAGAGGAAATAGAAATACTGACATAATATACTTTTAGAAAAAGTATAACAAAACCCATTCTTTTAGAAAAAGTATACCAGACAATTCGTAAAATTTTCATTAACTTTATTTGTATTTAATGTAAATGACGGAAGTATTTATATATGCTTTAGCAATTTCGGTAGTATTTTTTCTATTCAAGTTTTTGGAAATGAAATTTACATTAGACGAAGATAAGAAGCCGTTAAAAGTTATAATAAGAGAAACATTATTAGTGTATTTTGCTGCAATCATGGGAATATATTTGTATTCCCAGTTTGATAGCAAAGACATTAAATCCGGGGGAAAAACTACCATGGCATTTGTAGATAACCCGGCTTTTTAGGCATGAGAGTATGTTTAACGAATTTCAGTTTTATTTTCAATGTATAATAGCATATATATCATATTACGTATGATATATATTTACTATAGTTCACCTTTCATGTATCAGGTATCCTCTTTCAAATGATATGTGTGCCTTTTTTCTCCTGTTACCTGTACCGGATACATTTTTTGTTTAAAACTGTGGTATGTTGTCCAGGTTCATTATTTTCACACTTTTGTTTAATTTCTTCTTGCTCGTAATGTATTTTTTGAATAAATCATTTTCCAACTGAACTGATGGTATGGCATTATGAATGGTTCGCGCTATCATTTTATACAATTTAAATTCCGGATATCGTTCTTCTCCGGTTGTTTTATATAAAATATTTCTGTCTTTGTCGTCTATTAACCACGAAGCAATCATTTTGGCTATTTTATTCTTCTTTAGAGTTTCTTCGGCCTCAAATATATCCTCCACGAAATGATCATATAAACAACAGGCTAATCTACATAAATCAAAGCTAGGATTCGGTTCTAAACGTGGTTTATTATCGTCTATATATGGTTCACAGTTATATTGTGATGCCGCATCGCCTTTTGGGTGGAAACTATCACTACACATAATCTGACCACTAAATTTATAAATAGCTCTGCCAAAATCAATTATCTTATATATTTTTCCATAAGTAGGAACCTTATATGTAATATTATTAAATGTATAATATAAAAATTGTTTTTCAGTAGCTATGTACATTATATTATTGGTGTGTAGATCATTGTGAGTAAATGAAAATGCTTTTTGAAATACAGACAAGGCAATAATGACTTGAAATAAACATGAGACCCATTCGTGGTCCTCCAATAAATCGTTGTCCATCAAATAATCTAATGTATTTTCGCACTTTTCCAAGGTTATCATTTGAACAGGGAAATTAAAAATAGAACAAATTATATCATCGTCCTCATCATCCTCATCATCATCGTCCTCATCATCCTCATCATCCTCTTCATCATAGTTGTTCTCGTTCCCAACACTATCGTTATTGTCGTCAATGGAATTTGCGTCATTATCACCATCAATCGATGTGTTTGACGATTTTGAACTAAATGTAGATGACGAAGATACGGAAAGAGGTTTTTTCAAGGGATGATTATAAATACAAACATTACTGAGGTCTATTATTTGTATAGAAGATGTGTCTGTTAATGTTACTATTGAGATATCATTATTTTCTATTGACGCATGTGGATTGGATTTATTATCGTCGTGGTTGTCCGTAAAAACAGAAAATACATCACTATTAAATGTATCTAACACAATCTTATCTAATCTGTCATTAATTACCAGCCTCTTTTTATTTGTTCGCGAGTCAAGATTAAAAATAGTAGCATGTTCTTCATTTTCAATGGTATACATAGTATTCATGTTCATATGAAAATAATCATTCTCGTTCAAATAGTCAATATCATCCACAATATTATACTGAAACTTGTCTTGATTACATATAAATGCTCCATAATAATCAATACAGTTTAAAAACCCGTAGTTATGTAATAGCTGGCTTGATAGATAAGTAAAGAATGAATCTACATATGCACTGTTATTTTTGTCTTGTAATTTAGGAAAACAATTCACAGTGTTAAACTGTGGCAAAGATATTCCATCGTTGCCTGATAAATCATATTTACCAGTTAAATATTTCAACGGGTCTAATAGCGGAGAAAACTTACAAAAAATATCCTTTTTGATTATATTGTTCGAATTGTCGGAGACATTCATTTTTAATGTGTTTTTTGTAATCTCTTGGTCAATCGAATGAACATAGAACGTTTGGTTTAGATTAATGCTGTTATAATTAGTTGTGTTGAGAGAAAAGAATTTTTCATATAGAGGGACATAGTTTTGTAATTTGTCTACTCCCAAATTAGAATTCTCTAAAGCTTTGAATAATTCCTCATTTTTATTTTTGCGATAATACAATGAAAAGTTCATTCTTTATTATTCTAAAAGTAAATATAATAATTCATTTAAACTAATTTTTAATAAATACTTCAAACCAGTAAAATATCAAAAGAGGTGTCCGTCGTATGTTTCGTATTTCGACCATAATTTTTTTCTTTTTAGAAGATAAATATGTCGCTTGATATGAAAAAATTTGATATGAAACATATTAGTTTTCGTCCTGACGAAAATAAAGGTCCAGTCGTCGTTTTAATCGGGAGAAGAGACACTGGTAAAAGTTTTTTAGTTCGTGATTTATTATATTATCATCAGGATATTCCGATTGGAACTGTAATTTCTGGTACAGAAGCAGGCAATGGTTTTTTTAGTGAACATGTTCCCAAATTATTTATACATGATGAATATAGCAGTGCTATTATAGAAAATATTTTAAAACGTCAAAAAACAGTATTGAAGCAAATCAAGAAGGAGATGGAGGCTTATAAACGCACCAATATAGATCCGAGAGCATTTGTCATATTAGATGATTGTTTATACGACAATAAATGGACAAAGGACAAACTGATGAGACTATTGTTTATGAATGGTCGTCACTGGAAAATTATGTTAATTATTACTATGCAATACCCGTTGGGTATACCACCTAATTTAAGAACAAATATTGATTATGTTTTTATTTTAAGAGAACCCTATATTGCCAATAGAAAACGTATATGGGAAAATTATGCGGGTATGTTTCCTACATTTGAATCGTTTTGTCAAGTAATGGACCAATGTACTGAAAACTTCGAATGTCTTGTTATTAACAATAACGCCAAATCCAACAAGTTACAGGACCAAATATTTTGGTACAAGGCGCAAAACCATAGTAATTTTAGGTTAGGTTCGAAAGAATTCTGGGAATTATCAAAGGATATTAATAGCGATGAAGAAGATGAAATATATGATCCAAATAGTGCTCAAAAGCGTGGATCGGGTCCTAAAATACAAGTAAAGAAAAGTAAGTGGTAGTTTACACGTTATATCTACTAACCAACTTCGAAATAAACCTTA